CGCCTTCGCGCGCGCCAGGCCCTCAGCCTCCCGTGCTTCCTCGGCGGCCATCGATGCGCCAAGCTGCGCAGCCACACCCCCCAGCTGCCCGACTGCCTGCGCCACCTCCCCTACCCCCGCGCCACTGACACGGGAGCGAACCAGCGGTGCGGTGCCACCGCCCAGGCCGAACTGACCGATATCGATGCGTGCCATATCAGCGGCCCCCGCTCAGATTGCTGGTGCGTTTCCAGCCTCGGGCGATGCTCGAGCCGGTGCTTAGCAGGGACGACCCTGCATTGATGTAGCCGGCGGTCCGCGCCTGCTGGCCGGCATAGCGTGCGCCGGCGCCCTCGGCATTGAGCCGCGCGGCGCGATCGTTGCCGCCAGTCAGGGTCAGGAACGCGTCTTCGGAAGCGCCGCGGGAGATCTCTTCGTCGATCTTCAACGCAGTGGAGCTGTTCACGTCGACACCGGACGCGGCCAGGGCTGCCACGGCTTCGCTGCGCTGTCGCTTCGATGCCTTCAGGATGCGCTCGGCCTCAACCTGCGCAGCGCCACGCTCTGCGCGCGAGTCGGCATCTGCCTGCGCCGCCAGGTAGTTGTTGTATTTGCTCTGCTGCTCGCCCTGGTAGACGGCGGCACCAGCAGTGAGCGCCAGGGCGCCCCATTGGATGATTGGGATCGCGGCAACACCCATGGGTCAGTCTCCTTCGTACTCGAAAACAATGCCGGTGCGGCGGAAGCGCAGCTTTTCGTACAGCTGGGCCGTGCGGTCAGTGGTCACCCCGGTGGTGACGCCCACCTGGATCAGATCGGCGCCCTGCTCCTTCGCCCAGGCGCAGAAGGCGCGCACCAGCCCTGCGGCCAGCGCAGCGCCCCGGGCGCCGGGCTCGACGAACACGCCGTATTCGCCAGCCACCTTCGCGGGGGTGAACCAGCTTTCTTCGCAGTAGCCCGCCATGACGCCGACCACGCGGTCGGCCTGCTCGGCCACCAGCACCACGCCGGCGCCGTCCATCAGGCCCTGAAACAGGCGCGCCATCTTGTCGATGGCGAAGGGATACCGGCGGTAGTCCGATTCGGCGTGCATCTGCTCCGCCAGGATCAGTAGCGCGCCCATGTCGTCGTCGGTTGCGAACCGGATCATTTGTTCACCGTCATGGTTGTAATCACTGCCTGCAGGTGGAAGGGATACGGCTGCGGCTGGGTGATATCCATGCGGAAGTTGCCAAGCTCCCAGCCAAGCTGCTCGACACGTTCATCGCCGGTCAGCAGCGGCGGCGGCTGGTCCAGCACGCCGAGGCCCGTTTGCCGCGAAAACATCACCTGGCCATTGACGACCAAGCCGGTGGAATTCAGGACGCGCACCACGATCTCGGAAACGCGGATGTTGCTGCTCTGCGCCGATCCCGAATCGCTGTACATTTCCGGGCGCAGCAGCTTCACGCGCGGCGAGTAGCCCAGCCCGATCTCAATCTGCTTGGCCGGCCGCTCGATGGTGATCTGGCCGCCGGCAACGACACGGTCGTTCAGCACCACACCGTCGGCCTTCACCTTGACCGTCTTACCTTCGAGGTGGCCCAGCCCCAGCCAGGTGATATCGCCGGCCACGCTGGTGGCGGTGACACAGGCGTCTGTCATCACGTCGCGGTCAAAGCGCTCCACATAGCGCTGTTGCACCCCGTTCACCGTGCGGCTGACGATCGCCCAGGTTTGATCCTTGTCGGTGAGCGGCAGAGTGGCCACTGCGATGAACTTGCCGTCGGTGACCTGCCTGGACCAGCCAACCACGTCCTGGTCACGGTCAAGCGCGCAGGTTGCCAGCTGGCCGTCGGTGCGGACGCAATGCAGCAGAGAGTCCGGTTCGGCCTCGTAGGCGCTGCCGGTGATGCCGCCGACCGTCATGTGATCGGCCAGCACAGTCAGCTCGGGGGCGCCGTACTGCGCGGTGTCGATGCGGTCGGCCGACAGTGCGCGCAGCTTGCGGTTGGCGCGCTGGGTAAACACCAGCTCCCGGCCCACGCGCTCGGGCGAGACGTCGCCGCAGCCAAAGCTGGACTGGTTGCGGATCTGCACGTTCGTGGGCGTGATCGGCTTGTCCAGGCTGCCCTGCAGGGTGAACTCGCCGCCATTGGTCAGCGCCACGAGGGCGTTTACCTGGGTCAGGTGCCGGATCAGGTTCTGCCGGTCGCTGGCCAGGTCGAAGGACACCGCATCGTCGTCGTTGGTGCCCAGCTCGAAATTGAGGTACTCGCCGATGCGCGAGCCCCACACCGTTTGCGGGAACGCGCGCGAGCCGGCCAGCCACAGGCGCTGCTCGAAGAACGTCCCCGTGCCCGGGTAGCCATTGCGGCCACCCCATACGGTGCCCTTCAGCACCCACGCCAGCGCTGGCACCGCCACCAGCGCGGTGAGCGCACGCCGCACTGTCGCCGTGGCCACCGTCGACGAGGTGACAGTGTCGATCTGCACGAGCCCGGCATTCAGTTCTACCCACTTGCCCACGTCCACTGAGCGCCAGCCTGGCGCGTCCAGGGTCAGGGTCACCGATGCACCCACCGGCGGCAGGTCGGTACCGGTGCCGCCCGGATAGGTTGGGGTCAGCACGGCCAGCGGGCTGCCGGTGATCACCCACTGACCTGCGGCGATGGTCAGGGACGGGAATGGCGTCTGAGTGTCTACCGTGGCCGTGGTCGCGCTGGTTACCGCAGTGATGACGGCCAAGCCGCCAAGGCCTTCGATCTCGCGGCCAACGTCCGCAGCCAGGAACGCCGCACCGCTGGTGGTGACGGTGCGTCCCGGGCCAAGCGCCAGGCTGTCCAGCGTCATGCTCTCCGGCGGGGCATAGCCAACTTCGCCGAAGGGTTCTTCCACCCACGGCACGGCCTCGAGGATCCATGAGGCATCGCCGAAGCGCCGCAGGCGCCGGGTCACGTAGTCCGGGTGGAACAGGAACATCGTGTCGCCGCTCTGCACGTAGTCGATGGTCGCCAGATCCGCCTCGGCATAGTCGGTGGGTATCTCGAACGGCACGAACACGCCAGGCGTCGACTCCACCTGCACCTGTGCCCCATTGCCGAGGAACACGCGCATGTAGGCATCGCCCACCTCGAGCATGTAGGCCTGCGACCGGCTGAAGACGTAGGGCACCAGCACCGCGTACTTGTCCTGGTGCTTGGCGTGGGCGGCGTAGCGCAGGCCTGGCCGGCGCTGCACGCCGCCCTGCACCATGATGATGACGTTCTCGAGGATCTCGGCCGCGTTGCGGTAGCGGTCGATATCGCTGCGCCCGTAGAGCTTCGGGCTGATCTCGCCGGCGGTGAAGTTGGTTTGAGCGGGGGTCAGGCGCATGGTCAGCCCCTCATCCGGCTCTGCAGCAGCGGGAAGTCGCCGAACGTCTCCGGCGGATCGTCCTGGCCATCGGTGGCCCTGGCCTCGCGCAGCAGGTCGCGCAGTTCGATCTTCTTGGCTTCCTCCACGCTGGTGCTTGCGGTGATCGGGTAAGCAAGACGCGCCGCGACAGCGAGGGTCATCACGTCCACCAGCAGGGTGTCCCACTGGTCTTCCGGCACATTGGCGCCATATAGCAGCGGCAGCACCGGCTCGTTGCACAACAGATAGCGTCCCTCGCTGCGGTAGTCGAGGCGGCCCCGGGTGTTGCGGTCGCCCACGCCCCAGGTACGCAGCCAGTCGCCCGGCAGCAGGAAGCGATAGGCGTAGCCGAAGGCCGGCTTCTGTTCGTCCGGTGACAGCAGCACGCGGCGCGCGCAGGTGTTCCAGTAGTGGCCGCGCAGGATGGCCAGCCGCAGGCCCGGGTACAGACCGGCGCAGAGCTTGGCTCGGTCGAGGTTCGAGCCCATGCCTTCGGACTCGCTGAAGCTGGCGATCGGCTTGGCGCCGAGCATCATCAGCGCGTTGGAGCAGATCGTGATGGGATTCGTCATGGTGCGCGGCCCTCAAAAAAAGCCGGGCGCACTCGGCGCCCGGATGGTTTCCCTGTTGCTATCCGGGTTGGGAACCTGGATCAGTTGCCGTCGATGAAGTGGCCCTTCAGGGCGATGCTGCCGGCAGCGGTCGCGCCGGCAGTCAGGGTGGCAGCCACGTCGTAGTAGAGGCCAGGGTCAGCGGCCAAGCCCAGCACGCGCCACAGCGGCCATTCCAGCTTGTCCGGGGTGACGGTGCCCGACTCGATCAGGACGTTCGTGCCGTTCTGTGCGGCGGCCAGATCGACCGCGGTGCCGAACAGGCCGGCATTGACGACAGCACCTGCGTTGCGGGTCGGCAGGTCGTACAGACCGATATCGGCCGCCGCGCCGGTGATCGCGGTGGACGACAGCAGGATCGCGCTGACGCGCCAGCTGGAATGCACCGAGAACAGGCGCAACACGCTGGCCGTGCTGTCGCCGTTGGCCACGGCGATGACGCCGATGGATTCCTTGACGCGGCCGGTGGCCAGCTTGGTCGGCGCCGCGTTGCTGTTGAGCTGGGAGGGGACGCCGTCGCGCTGGGCGAGTGCGGCGGAAAGCTTGTTCACGACTGCCATGGTGGCTACCTCGTATGCGAATGGGTTGGGTGGAGCAGCGGCCGAAACCGCTGCGCCGAATG